CCCTGACATAAAAAGAAAAGAGCAAGGCGCGTATTGCGCCCTGCCCGTTATGATTGATTAGTCTCAGCCGTTGCCCTTCAGCGCTTTGGCTGCGTTCGCAGTGGTAAGCGGAGCAGCAAAGAAAGCTTCTTCCGTAACGGTATCATAGTCTTTCTCGCCGGTGTTCACACGGACCGCGATACCCTTATCGTCAGACATGCGATATGCACGGATGGTGATATCATCGGTCTGATCGCTGTGGGACTCTTCAGAGGTGGCCGTGCTGTCGCTGTTCTCAACCAGCTTGCATTTCGGATACCATCTCAGATCCAATTCGCCATTCTTCTTCTGGACAACAAATCCGTAAGCAAAGTACGGACGGACTGTTCCAAGCTTGCCCTCAACGATGACGCCGCCGTCAACAACATCGCCGCGCATCTTGGCAAGAAGCGTATCAGAGAATGCAAGGTTCGTCTCCTGAATATCCTTGGACTGGATTTCAGTATCGGAATCGTAGATCGCGCCGGATGCATAGCTGTCATAGCTATCAGAATTATCCGTCACCTGAACCTGCGTGACGGTCGGCAGCTTGATGACGTCCGTTTCAAACGTATCAGTCCAGTCATTATTTTCGTCCATCGTGTTAAAGCAGATATACTGCGCCCCGACTGTCAGCTTGACACTCGGTTTCTTTTCGGAAATTGCCATAGCTTTTTCTCCTATCTTGTGAATTCTTCGGCCATCAGCCGGATGTATTTATCCTGGTTGCGCTGATACGTCGGGTTCAGATGCGCCCGCGCGGCCATCTTCCGGGTCCCGTATTCAACAAAGCGCCCATACCGTGCGCCCCATCCGACCTGAACCTTTCTGTCCGCTGTCTGGGAAGCAACCGTGTCCAGCAGGTGTGTCGGATGTCCTGTTGCGGATCGCGGGCTGGGAAGCATCCGGACGTCATCAACAAGGGCGTCCGCACCCTTCTTCAGGATCTGGACAACTCCGTCTCCGCTCATCTTTTTCAGGTATTTCCCGACCAGCTTTTCAAAATCATCGAATCCCCTGCCGTCGATATGCAGCCCCATCACTCGTCCCCCAGGACGTCCTCAAGGACGTCAACTCCGCAGTACCAGTGATGATAGCCGGGGCTGTTCGTTCCGGCCATGTACTCGTGGAAGAACTGCGGATGCAGCCCCCGCTGATTCAGTGCCCGTTTCAGCGCCTTCAGTCCGGCGTCACGTCCCCTGGAGGAGCAGTAGGATACCTGATATCTGACTACGGTTTCGTAATCATCGCCGGAAGCCATATCATCGGTCCATACATATTCCCAGTAGGCTATCTTCGGCAGAGTTTTGTCCTGATCAAGAAACTGCTCTCCCTCTCCGACCGGAACGCCGACTTCGTGGATCATCTGAGAAAACTCATTCTTTGTAAGATTCATTCGTCCACCTCATACTGCACTTCAGGCGTGATCAGCGTTACCTCTGTCTCCGGATATCCGTCCCGCGTGGTTGTCTGCGCCACGTTATAGACCTTGTACTGCTCCCCGTTGATCAGGCAGACGCACAGTGTGCTGATGCCGTCCCATCTGGGAATGGCCAGTTTATGTGTTATCTCAACTCCCGCCTGCTGGAAAGTCAGGCGCGTCCGGTCGTACACCGACAGGTCCCGGAACGGGATCATGCCCATCACCCGGGCACGGATCTTGCGGATCGGTGCGTCCGGATTGTCCTCATCGGGAATATCGACCAGATCAAAAAGCGAGAATACGCCGTCAACATATGCCGGCGGGTGCTGAATGCGTTTCTTCATCCGTCTCCCTCCCCGCCGCCTTCCTCCATCTGCTCTTCGTGCTCCCACTGCCATCTGAGGATGTCGTTCTTGTAGTTCTGGAAGAACTCATTTACCACGTGATTATGTGCGTAGTACATGTAATTCTTGAGCAAAGAACGTGCCTCAAGGTCGTTGCTGAAGTCCGCGGTAAGGACAAGGCTGCTGAGTGCAGCCTCGCCCTCATTCGCGTAGCGGAGCAGGGTGTCATCAGAGATGAAGGGAGGAATCTGATAGTCAGTGCGGAATTCATCGATCAGGCCGTTTCCCATATCTCTACCTCGCTAGTTGATCAGGTGGAAGCCTGAGTCGTAACAGTGCCGCTGACCTTAACTCTCAGCGTTGCCGGAACGAGCTTGGTCGGATCAAATACCACGAAGGCATTGTCATCAACAGCGCGGCCGTTTGCATAAGCCTTTGCAATAACCAGGTCTGCGTCTTCCAGCGCGAGGGTCTGGTCATAGTTCTTTACGGCTACGCCGGTCATGCCCATCACATAGGCGTGCGGAACGCCGATAGCAGCTTTTCCTGCTGCTATGTTTGCAGTCTGATGAACGGTGATGTTCATTCCCGTGCCATCCACCCACGCACCGGCTTCGTTCTGCACGAGCATTGCCGGGCGAACATAGGCGAAATAATCACTCGGATTGCAGATCAGATGCAGTTCATTGACCGGTCTCTGGCCAACTCCTGCGTCATTCGTGGACAGGGTTGCACATACGCCTGCGAGGCCGACCGGATTCAGCTCGGTCACATTGGTCAGCTTCGTCTTTGCGGTCCCCGGAGTGGCGATCTTCTGCAGGATGCCGATCGGTTCCGCAACAGTCTGGCCCTTGCCGTTCAGGAAGCCGTATTCAAGGCCGTCCTGCATTGCATCCGCAAGAATCGCGGTGAAGTATCTGTCAACAAACGGCAGCGCAAGATCCTGCACCGCCTTCGGGATGATGAGCAGAGCCCACAGTTTGCCGAGTTCCATGTTCACGGTGCTGATCGTCGCGGTCAGATCTTTCGTTCTGTCCAGAGCGCTGGTCAGTTCACCCCATACGGCTGTGCCGGTATGGGATGCGATGATCCACTTCTTGACATTCGCCGGCGCGAAATCAACGACGGTAAGGACATCGGAAGCCTTCTTCACAGAATCAAGCGTTCTGTCAATCGTCTCCTCCGGGATGATATCGATCTGATTCGCGGTGATAGCCTGTCTGATATCGCCGGAGCGGATGATATTGTAAAACTTCTCCTCTGCCGCGGTCGGAGTGTGAAGGCCGAGGCTCTCAGCATAAGCGGCGTCAGCTGCAGCTCTGCGGGCCTCTTCCTGGATTCTCTCAATCAGGCCTTCGTTGTTCTTTTCCGCGATCAGGGTCATGGCCTGAATTACCGCCTCGTTCTTGTCTTCCGTCTTGGCGAAGATCTCTTTGATCTTTTCCTGAATGTTATCGTTCTTCATGTTTGTCTTTCTCCTTTTTGGGGTTCTCAAAAAATTGAGTTGAATCCGGCCTTCTTTGTTTCGGCAGGCTTATCTTTGGATATCGCGGCCATCAGCGCGTCAAATTTCGCCTCGATGGAATCCAGCTTTTTCCCAAATTCAGCTTCGCGCTGCTTTTCGGCAGCGTCGCGCTGCTCATTGGCAGCAGGCTTTTCCGTGAGTTTCTCTATGATCTGACGGAGAGCCGACTGCTGCAGGCCATCGTCCGATTTCTTACTGATCTCGGTGGCAAAGCCGTATTCCACAGCCTGCTCCGGCAGGATCCATGTTTCCTTGTCCATCAGCTGATGAATCTCATCATCCAGCAGGCAGGAATTCGCCTTATAGGCTTCCACAGATGCCTGGGCAATGATATCCAGATCATCGGCCTGTTTCCGCATCTCCTCCGCATTCCCGATTGCTATCGTCCACGGGTTATGGATCATCAGCAGGGATGCGTCATTCATGATGCGGTTTTCACCCGCCATGAAGATGACGGACGCGATCGAGCAGGCAAATCCGTCGCAGATCGTGGTTACCTTCAGGCCGCTGTTTTTGATCGTGTTGTAAATCGCAAGGCCTTCCTTAACATCTCCGCCATAGCTGTTTATGTGCACGGTCAGATTCTTCGCCTTCAGATCTCTCAGCGCAGAAACGATTTCGGAAGCGTTTCGGTTATCCTTGTTTCCGCGGCTCCCCCGGCTGTCAATGTCGCCGAAGATGTACAGATCAGCATCCTCTGTGCCTGCTGCCGTTAATTCCCAGAATTTGGTCATCGTGCTTTGTCTCCTTTCTCCGGGCCTTCGTCCGGTGTT